TCAGTGTTTGCCAATTTCTTTGACTGCGCTCGCGAGCTTCTCAGTCACGAGGTGGCTGTATCGCTTCGTTGACACGATTGACAGATGCCCGAGCACGCCACCGACCGTGAACAGATCGACCCCCGCATTGATCATCTCCGACGCTGCCGCGTGCCGCAAGTCGTGAAAGTGCGTGTCCGGGAAGCCGGCCGCGTCGCGGGCCGCTTCGAAGTGATTGCCGAAGACGTTCGCGTTGACCGTGAAGCGGATACGGCGTGTAAGCACTGCGATGCGAGGGTGTATCGGCACGATGCGCGGCTTGCCATTCTTCGTATCCGTCAGCACGAACCCCTTCTTTGTTACCTTGGCGCGCAAGATCTCGGACTTGCGCATGCCCGAGTAGAACGCGATGCGGATGCCGGCGCGCACTTCGCGGTGCTTGCACGCTCGGGCGATCAACACCATCTCGCGGCGCTGCGGGTAGTGGTGCCGCTCGTTGCTGACCGACGGCATCGCGATACGGGCGGTATGGTCCTCGGCAAGCATCCCGACCTTGTGAGCATATTTGATCGCGGCACGCAGGTAGGAGAGCGTGTTGCGAATTGAGGCGTCCGTGAGCGATCGCTTCACCAGTCCGTGGTGATCCTTCTGCGCGCGCATGTATCCAACGAAACGAACCGACCAGTCGTGCAGGTCCAGCGCGTCCTGCTCGGCGAACTCGGTGCTCCATTTCTGCAGAATGCGGATGCGCTTCTCGGCGTCCTTCCATTCGCCACGCTTATCCTCGACGTGTTTGCGCACGCAGTCACCGATCGTCACGATCGCGCGACGTTCGCCGTTAGCGATCGCGTAAATCTCCGCTTCCCATCGCCTTGCTAGTCCGTCTGCCTCTGCGGAAGAAACTCCATGAGGGAGAAGCTTGGTTTGACGGATACGCTCACCCTTGATGACGCGATTGAACGACCAGCGGTAACGCTTGCGTCCATTTTTTGTGATGGTTTCGATTGGCATGATTCGAGGTAGATGTAGAGAGACCGCAAGTCGTAGACGTGAGTTTTTCTGGTGAGTTTGAACCGTTTGATGCACCGACCCTCGACATCGAGTCGACTGATTAGGTGGGTCGGCACTCCAAGAATGTCAGCGGCTTCCTTGGCAGTCACGCGTTTGCCAGATGCGATTCCCATGTCGGCACCTCCAGATAAGCGCGCGTCACGCGCAGGAAATCGGTTATGTGTTGCGTCATGCTCTGTTGAAAAAAAGTCGGAAGCGTTCATGCTGAGTGTATTGATCAGACAACCAAGCCCGATATGACAAAGCCTGTGATCTCGCCGGAAGAGTTTGTTGCCGAAGTCAATAGGCGTCTCTCGAGTCAACACTCCTACAAAACTGGGATGCAAGTCTTTCTGGTACCGCGCGGCTCCAATGGGAGAACTGCATCTGGCTATGACTGGGAGCCCAAAGACATGGTTACTACGGGCGTGGTCGCGGACTTCGCAGCAAAGCTTGAGGCGGAATTCGAGGTTAATCCTCATATTTCTCGCGTTCCTCGAGACTGATTTCCCAAAACCATAGCGTCGCGGTCTCGTGCGGCCATCACTCGGGGAACGCCACCAGAGGCTTGATAAATTCGAGCACAAACGTCCTCGTTCATGGATGTCGGTATGCCGCCTTCGTTCCCGTGGCAAATTGCAGGCACGTAGAACCCCTTCTTGCAGGTCTGGTCAAGCCGCAAAGCGGAGCAACGTTCGCCCTTAGCCATCGTTCGTCTCCTTGTTGGCGGCAGGAACCGCTCGTGCTCGTGCGAGAAGAGTGCCGCGCTCGACGCCACGCTTGATGCAGCAGCACGCTCGTCGGCCGCATTGCGTTGCAGAGGGCTCGTAGGTGCGTGAGAGCGGCTGTCTTTGTGGGGTGGATCACGCGGCAACCCCGGCCATCTGCTTTTCGTGCGCAAAGTTCGCATCGATGAGCGCGGTGGCGACGTCCGGACAGACGGAATTTCCGATCATCCGAACCTGCGACGACTTCGAGAGCGGCTTGCCGTTGAAGAACGGGTCAAGCACGTAGCTGTCGGGAAATCCCTGCGCACGCGCCAGCTCGCGCGGCGTTAGCATGCGCATGCCGATGTCGACGATGGCGTAGTCTTCGCCATGAACCGTCACTAGGCCAAAGCGGTCGTGCGTCGGAACAGTGTGCAGCGGGCCGCGGAGATCGACGCCGTCCTTGTCATTGCCGTAATACTTGATCAGGAAGGCGCGCACCTCCGCGTGGTGCGTACCGCCGGCGCTGATCGTGCGCAGAGGCTCGTCCGTCGGCTGACCGACGTTGTCGCCGCGCAGCTTCACGAGGTTTGAAGTCACGAGCGCGTGATGATCCTGCGTCGTGATCGTGCTCATCGGGTCGGCGAGCGCAGCGCCGGGCGTTTCATTGCCGCCGTAGTGTTTCGCGAGGAATGCCGCGACAAGCGCGTGCTTTGCGCCACCTGCGACGATCGTGCCGAGCGGCTTATCTAGCCCGGGCACGCGCGGCGCTTGCCCTGGCCGCTCGCCGTATCCCGTCTGCACTAGCGTCGGAGAAACGAGCGCGAAGCGATTTGCCGTCGTGGTAGTTGCCAGTGGCGCATCAAGCGAACCGCCGCGGAATCTATCCTCGTCGCTGTAATAGGAGACGATGAACGGATCGGCGCTGTTCACGACAAACTTCATGATGCCTTTGGCGATTCGGCGCATGGTCGCATCGGCGAGCAGGCGATCGCGCTCGAAAATCGACGGGCAGGGCACTGACCAGTCGATGCACTCGGCGGCCGTGCGCCAAGGCTGCAGCTTGCCGGCCTTTACGCCGGCGCTTGTCGGAGCGCCGTGCGTCGGGCTCGACCAGGCGATCGGCAGGTGATCGCGGCGCGCGACAAGGAACAAGCGCTTGCGGATCGTGGGCGCGCCAAAGTCGCACGCGCGCAGTTCGCGCCACTCGACGACATAGCCGTGCTTGCACAGGGCGTTCACGAACGAGCGAAAGGTGCGGCCGCGGTTCTTCGGGCACGGTTTGCCATCAGCCGCCAGCGGCCCCCACGTTTGGAATTCCTCGAAGTTTTCCAGCATGATCACGCGCGGCTTGACCTTTGCCGCCCAGCGCAACGCGATCCATGCGAGGCCCCGAATCTTTTTCGAGACCGGCTTTCCACCCTTGGCCTTGCTGAAGTGCTTGCAGTCCGGCGACAGCCACACAAGCGCGACGGGCTGGTCGCTGGTGATCTCGTCCGGATCGACGTCGAACACGCTCTCGCAATAGTGAGCGGTGTTCGGGTGGTTCGCGGTGTGCATCGCGATCGCTTCCGCATCGTGGTTGATTGCCACATCGACGGGTCGACCGAACGCGCGCTCGAGGCCTGTGCTTGCCCCGCCACCACCAGCGAAGTTATCGACGATCAACTCGGCGCCGAGGTTCAGCGGGAGAGACATCAGGTCGCGTTTCATTGTTCTTCTCTCTATCGTGTCCGGCGCGATGCGCCCATCTGACTGGATTGCGCCGAGTCCCTCGCCGGCAGTCGCCATCACGGTCAACCAGCGCACAACGCAATCCAGTAAGACGGCCGGATATAGCGCCGGCCCGCTTTCCTAGGTGGTTGAAATCAGTGCGCAATGGGCCATTTGATGCGACTCTTCGCTTCGATGACCGCATCCATCGAGCGCTTCGCCTTCTTCGCCCCGTGCACAAAGGCGCAAACGCTGCCGCATGCTGCAGCCCAGATCAGTACAACTAAAAGGTATCCGTTCATATCGGTGAGCCTTTTCGGGAGACGTTCGTCAGATGCAGCGCACGTGCGCGCAGCGTTCCATTTCTGCTTGCCGGTAAGACGTCTCGGAATCGATCGCGAGGAAAGCCGAGGCGACGACGAGAGTAATTGCGACGATTTGCCAGAGCTTCATGCCAGCACTCCAGCGCGGTAGGCAACGCACAGGAACCAGACACAGCCGATCCCGATGCCAGAAAGCGCCATGACGCCGATGGTCTTGTAGATCTTGCCGACGTCCTCGAAGCGCTCGATGGCGCGAAGCAGGGCGTTGTCGTTGAGAGCGCGTTCCATCTACATCGCCGAAGCGCTTCAGTGGCTCATCGACGATGGCGTAGTCGCGCGATTCGACATTACGGTTGAATGGACGCGCGCCAGCATGCTCGGCGCGAAGGTCGTCGCTTATCAGCAGGACGGGACTCAAGTCTCGGCCGCCTACACCTGGGTATGGAACGGAATCAATTAAATGCCATTCGCGCGACCGACTCTCACTGACTTGAAGGCGCAGGTTGCGGCCGATGTTCAGGCAAATCTCAGCGGCGTGAGCGCGCTGCTGCGCTACAGCGTGCTTCGGGTGATTACGGTGGTGCAAGCCGGGCTTGCCTACTTGCACTACGGTTATCTGGACTGGATTGCGAAGCAAGCCGTGCCGTGGACAGCCACCGATGAATATCTCGTCGGCTGGGGCGCCCTGAAGAACGTCTATCAGAAGCCCGCAACTGCTGCTTCAGGAACGGCGACGTACACTGGCACGCCAGGGAAGACCATATCCGCCGCGAGTACCGTGGTGCGTGGAGACGGTCGGACGTATTCGGTTCAGGCGAGCGTCACCGTGGCCGGAACTGGAATCGCGACGGTCTCTCTGGTAGATCTTGCCGCTGGCGCCGCGGGCAACTGCGACATCGGCACGGCGCTGTCGCTAGGCACCGCGATCACAGGTATTCAGTCGACTGGGACCGCCTCGACAGCTTTTACCGGGGGCGCTGACGTCGAAACGACGGAAGCGTTTCAGGCGCGCGTGATCGCGGCGTATCAAGCGAGCCCGCAAGGTGGCGACCAAGACGACTATGTCACATGGGCGACAGCGATTTCCGGTGTCTCCCGCGCATGGTGCACGCCAAACGGATTCGGTGCCGGGACCGTGGTGGTGTACTTCATGATGGACGAAGCAGAGTCGGCGCACGCGGGCTTCCCTCAGGGAACGAACGGTGTAGCGACCAACGAGGCGAGGACAGCGGCGAAGGCGACCGGCGACCAATTGATCGTCGCGAATGCCATCTATGCGGTTCAGCCGGTAACTGCGATGGTCTATGCGTGCGCTCCGGTAGCCAACCCCATCAACTTCACGATTTCTGGGCTCGCGTCCGCGTCCAGCGCAACCAAAGCGGCGGTCTCGGCAGCAATCTCGGATGTGTTCCTTCGGAAGGGTGCTCCTGGAGGCACCGTCGATATTTCCGACGTCAACTCGGGGATCGCGGCCGTTGCTGGCACCTCGGGCTTCGTCATCACGTCACCGACGGGAAACATCACGAGCGCAACGGGCTATCTGCCGACGCTCGGCACCGTCATCTACGTTTAAAGGGGAGGGCTGAATGGCTGCCCCGGTTCTTCTTGCCGCCAATTTTCTCAGCGCGATTCAGGCACTGCTCCCGCGCGGCGTCGTCTGGCCTCGCGATCAAGACGCGGTTCAGACCAAGGGCTTGACGGGGCTCGCGCCGACATATGAGCGCAATACGTCGCGCGCGAACTATCTGCTCACGGATTCATTCCCGGCCACCACGTACGAACTGCTCCCCGAATGGGAGGAAACGCTCGGCCTGCCAGACCCCTGTGCTGGGGAGTCGCCGACCATTCAGGCGCGCCGCGCGCAGGTCGTTGCTCGGTTCGCAAACAGCGGGGGGCAATCAGCTGCGTATTTCATCCAGTTCGCGAGCAACCTCGGTTACGAGGTGACGATCGAGAACTTTGGGCCGGCGCGGGCAGGGCAGGCGAGGTGTGGCGATCCCGATTACGGACAAGACTGGGCGTTCGCGTGGGCTGTAGATCTTCCCCTGAACACGATCACGTATGCGCGTGCCGGCCAGGCGACCGCTGGGGAGCCGCTGCAGAGCTGGGGCAATGACGTTCTTCAGTGCGAGTTCGAGGCAATCAGCCCGGCCCACACGATCGTCATTTTCCGCTACCTGACTGAAGTCTTCGACAACTCGATTGTTTCCGATGACCGCCGGCCCGTGATCACCAGCAACGGTTACGCGGTGATTCTCTGATAGCCCTCACAGGACATTTACATGTATCAAATCGATTCGAGCGGCAGCGTTACAACGCAGCCGACGCCGGCCGCCGCCGGAACGCCGGGGTTTTTCACTAACGGCAACCCTGCTACTGGCGTGGCCGCCACGATCCTCGATGCGGACTGGTTCAACGCAGTGCAGTCCGAGCTGGTCAATGTTTTGGCCGCTGCAGGGCTTACGCCGACGAAGGGCACGAACAATCAGCTGCTCGCTGCAATCAATACGCTGTTCGCCTCGAGCATCGCGACCGGCTCCAATGCGAACGGCTGGTGGAGAAAGCTTCCGAACGGTTCGATCGAGCAGTGGGGCACGGGGACGACGGCGTCCGGCACAGCGGCTATCACGTTCCCGATTCCTTTCCCGAGCGAGTGCAATGGCGTTACGCCTACAGAATCGAATGCAAGCAGCTGGTCGGCCAGCAATTTGACCGTGTATGGAACGGCATCGAAGTCTCTCACGGGTGCAGTGATCAATTCACTGACGTGGAACGGAACCGCATTCATCACAGCAAGCGGCGGTAGCTTCTTCTGGAGAGCAGTCGGTCGGTAAGCCAGAGTTTTTGATAAGACAGACAGCCGCCCCCGGGCGGCTTTTTTATTCCGGGGCCACTTTTGAATAGTCCAGCGCACGCAGAGCGAAGACTCAGCCATGAAGAGAAGTTCGCGATGATCGATCAGCGCTTCGCTGAATTTCAGGCGCAGATAGACCGGCGCTTTAACGGCGTCCACGAGTCCATCGAAGCGAACACTGTCCTAACACAGCAGGCGGACGATCGATCACGTCGGATCGAAGAGAACACCCGCGCGTTAATCGAGATCTTCGACCGCGCGGGAAAGAGCGCGACTTTCTTCGCGCGCACCGCTCGCTTCGTGCGCAGTGCCGCGATATGGCTTGGGCCGTTCATCACAGTGGGCGGTGTCATCTGGGCGATTGCACACGGCAAGTGGCCGACGCTGGACTGATTATGAACCTGACATCAAGCATCGTCTCGGCAAGCACCGGCGCGACACAGTTGCGCGCGACTCAGTGGCTTCCTCAGCTTCAGGCCGCGTGCGACCGATTTTCGGTCAACTCGCCGCTTAGGCTGGCCGCATTTCTCGCTCAGATCGGCCACGAATCCATGGGTCTTTCGTGCACACGCGAGATCTGGGGGCCGACGCCAGGGCAGATACGCTACGAAGGCCGCGCGGATCTCGGAAACACGCAGGCCGGCGACGGCAAGCGCTTCATGGGCCGCGGGCTCATTCAGATCACTGGTCGGCGCAATTACCAACTCGCGAGCATCGGGCTTGATCTGGATTTGATTGCGCATCCGAAGTTGCTCGAGCAGTCCGCGAACGCTGCCATGTCAGCAGCGTGGTGGTGGTCGAACCACTATCTGAACGGCTATGCCGACGTCGGCCAGTTCGACCGCATCACACGAGTCATCAATGGAGGCACCAACGGCGCTGCGCAACGGCTTGCGCTTTACGGCGCGGCGAAGAAGGCGCTCGGCATTTGATCGCCTGCAATTGACCATCAAATAGGGAAACCATGGCATCGAATCTCAAGTACAGCGCGGCGTTGAAGAACGCGCAGCAGGATGCAATTACGACGAAGCTCGGCCAAACGCGGTGCTGAACATCTACAGCGGTTCGCAGCCAGCGAGCCCAGACACGGCAGTGACCTCGCAGGTCCTTCTGGCGTCGCTCGCGTGCAATGCGACGTTCGCTCCATCTGCATCCGGCGGCGTTCTCACGTTGAACAGCATCGCCAACGGTACCGGCACCGCCGGCGCGGGCGCCGGTACCGCTGCGGCATGGTATCGACTCACGACGTCCGGCGGTACGGCGCACATCGATGGAACGGTCGGAATCTCGGGCGCCGATCTGAACATCAACAACACGAGCATCGCCACCGGTCAAACGGTGAGCGTCACCGGATTTACCCTCTCGAACGGCAACTGATAAATGGCGACCGTCCTCGTACTCACGTCAGGCACGAGTTGGACGGTTCCGGCTGACTGCTCCGGCACGCTCGATCTTGTTGAGGTGTGGGGCGCGGGCGCGAGCGGCAACGCTGACGCTCCGAACGGCTCGCCCGGCGGCGGCTCCGGCGGCTTTTCGAGCAGCGCAAATCTCACCGGCTATACCCCTGGCGCATCGATCCCGATCGGTCTCGGTGTTGGCGGCGCTTCGTCGTCAACCGGATCGGGCTTCGGTTTCAACGGCATCGGCACATTTTTCAACGGCTCGTCCGTCGCCTCGTCGGTCGTCTCGGCGAATGGCGGCTCGGCGCCGGCAAGCGGCTCGTCTACCGGCGGCCTCGGTGCGACAACGACCGGCGTCAACGGCACAACGAAGCGCGCGGGCGCGGCTGGGGGCGCCGGGCGCAATGCGGCGAACGGCGGCGGCGGCGGCGGTGGCGGCGCTCCGGGTCCGGATGGTGCCGGTGTTGCCGGCGTTTCTGCAACAACGAGCGCGGGCGGCGCCGGCGGTAATGGTGACGCCAGTTTGGGCGGCACGAAGGGCACGGCGGGCGCCAGCACCGGAACCGGCAACGGCGGCGCAGGCGCGGCGAATGCAAATGGCGGCGGTGGCGGGGGTGGTGGCGGCGGTGGCACGACCGGGTCGACGAGCAGCGGCAACAATGGCGGTGACGGCGGCTTTCCTGGCGGCGGTTCCGGCGGCGGCGGTTGGGGTTCGAGTTACGGCGGCACGGCGGTGGGCGGTCAAATTCGCATCACCTACACGCCCGTATCAAGTGGCGTGAGCGGCGCTTCGGCGAGCACGCAGCAGCCGAACATCGGCGTTGCGTCCGCCGGCGTTGCCGCGTCTGGTGCAGGTGCAAGCAGCCAAGTTTCCAACGCGTCGTCGTCCACGGTTGCAGTCACCGTTTCAGGTTCGGGAAACCCACTTCAGACATCCAACGCCGATGCGGCGACGGGGCAAAGTGCCATATCTGCCACTTCCGCTTCGACCCAAGGCATATCTGTCGGCAGTGCTGCGGCGCAGATCGTCAGCATGGGGTCGGGATCGGTCGTCCAGCAGAAGAACATCTCTGTTGCTTCCGGAGCCATCGGCATCGCCGGTGCCGCGGCATCGCTCCAGGCCGCGAATTCGGATTCTGGTGCTGGCCTCGTGACGGTGTCTGGCTCAGGGGCATCGACGCAACAGAAGGGCGCCAGCGCGGCGGGCGGCTCGACCGGGACATCCGGCGCGGCGGCCAGCGTGCAGGCGCCGAACGCGTCGAGCGCATCTGGCGTTATCGGCAATGTCTCGCAGGGAAGCGCAGCGAGCACGCAGGCGCGCAACGTTTCGGCTGCGTCTGGCGCGACCGCTATCGCCGGGGCAGATGCTTCGACGCAGCAGAGCAATATCGGCGCGTCGTCCGCATCGGTCGGCATCTTGGGTTCGACAGCAAGCGCTCAGGCGTCGAACGCTGTGTCAGTGGCGGCCGCTGTCGCTGTCTCTGGCGTGGGATCGAGCACCCAGGTAAGTGACGCGGCTGCGGCCGCGGGGACCGTGTTAAACGGAGTTTCGGCAGCAGGCGCCAGCACCCAGCAACCGAATACATGTGCTGCGGTGGGATCGATCACGGGAGCCGTGATCGATCCAGTCACCGTTCCAGTGTTTGCCGAAGCGCGCGTCGTTGCCGTGTCGACCGACGTTCGGATCTGCTCGATCCACGCGGAGCAGCGTGGAGAGGCCGTGACCGGCGATGAGAGAACGGTGGGCGTCTTCTGGGAAGACCGCACCGCGCGCATTGCCGCAAAACAATCCTTTAGGCATCTATGAACCCGCAGCCGATTGTCACGCAGTGCAAGGACCCGAGCGCGGTCCTAGATTTCGCGCTTGATCTCGCTCCGGCACCGTCCATTAATGCATCCCCGTGGCTCGCGCAGGGCGAAACGGTCACCACACTGATCGTCACGGCCGACACGGGGATAACGGTGAACTCATCGAGCATCTCGACAAACTCGCTTGGCGTTGCAGCAAGTCTGCTCGTCGCCTGGTTGTCTGGTGGCACGGCGGGCACGACCTACAACGTGCGCTTTACGTTCGTGACCAGCCGGGGGCGTAGGGACTCGCGCACGATGCCTGTCAGAGTCGTCCAGCGCTGAACGCAGACCAACCCATCACCAGCCGCCTTCGGGCGGCTTTTTTTATGCCGATCATCAAACATCTCATCGATGCTGCCAAGGGTAAGCATCCGATCGCCGCTGCCCGATCTGGGCGTTGGCCGACGGTCCGAAAACATCACCTTGCTCTGCACCCGGCGTGTGCCGTCTGCGGCGGAACAGAAAAGCTCGAGGTGCATCACATCCGGCCTTTCCATTTGCACCCGGATCTCGAGCTCGACCCTTCGAATCTGGTGACGCTTTGCGAGGCGAACAAAGGCGGCGTCAACTGCCATCTGTTCGCTGGACACCTCGGCAACTTCAGGAGCTTCAACGTCGAAGTCATCGCAGACGCCGCGCACTGGAACGAGAAGATTTCTCACCGGCCGCTGGCCGATTCCTAACGGAGTAACTCGATGAGCCAAGCCTCAAGCATTGTCACCGGCGGACTAACTGTCAGCGCCGCATCGCTTGTTCCTGCGGTTGAGTGGGTCCTCGGTGGCTTTCCTCGTCCTGTGCCGAACACGGTGTCCTACCTCCTCGCGGGCTTGGTCGCTGCCGCGGCGCACGCTCTCTACAACTACCTGCTCAACCGTACCGCAGGAAGTCAGTCGACCACTCCTGCGCAGCAGTAAAGGCCCGCCGCGCCCGCGGCATTCTCAAAAAAGGAATTCACCATGAAGAAGTTCGTGCTGCTCTGCGTGGCAAGTATCGTCGCGCTCGTTCTCGCCGCGTGCGGCTCTGTTTCTGTCCAATCGCCGACTCAGATCGCCAGTGCGGTCCAGTCGCAAGTCGTGAAGGCATGCGCCGTCGTCCAGCCGACGCTTCTTTCGGTACAGGCGATGACGGTCGCTGACTCGTCGCAGCAAGCGGTTCTCGCGCAGCTCGTGAAGGACAATGCAGCCGTCTGCTCGGGTGGCGCGACGATCGACACGACCACGGTCGCAAGCTTGATCAATACCAGCATCCCTGCGGCGATCCAGGTCGTGACGCTCCTACCGATCGATCCGGCAGCAAAGACGGGAGTGCAGATCGGGCTGATCGCGTTTCAGACGGCGCTCTCAGCCGCCGTCGCGCAGTATGGCGCTCCAACCGCGGCGCCGGCGCCGGCCAGCGGGGCAGTTTCGGTATGAGTCGGTTCCTGACGCGTCTGACGATGCAGGCGGCCGATGACCACGACGACGGGCACTGGTCGCTTACGGCGCCTCTCGTCTATCAGTCCGACGTTGCAGATCAAACGTTCATCGTGCCGACCGGGTTCGCGACTGACCTCGCGTCGGTCCCGCGCCTGCCGATCGTCTTTCTGCTGACCGGCGACAGCAGCGCCGAGGCGGCCGTCGTGCACGACATGCTCTACACCGACAAACCAGTTCCGCGCCGGGTCGCCGATGCCGTGCTGCGCGAGGCGTCGGCGGTCACCGGCGTGCCGGCATGGCGCCGATGGCTGATGTGGGCCGGTGTGCGCGCGTTCGGCTGGTCTCACTGGAAGTAGCCCTAAGACTTAAACCGAGCCGCCGAAGGGCGGCTTTTGCTTTCTACAGAGAACACGACATGACCACGGGGGTTGGCATTCGACTTCCGGATATGCCCAGCGCAACGGGCTTCACGGACAGCGACTTCGTCTTCATGACTCAGAACGGCGCCACCGTAAAGGGCACCGTCGCACAGCTGAAGACGGCTGTCGCGGTGAATGCGACGCTGGAGACCTTTGTTTCCGGTACCAATTTCACGCCTGGCGTAACGACGTCGCTGACGCTCGCGAATACATACGCGTCGCCGAACAACATCGGCGTGTTCTTCGACGGCGCGCCGCAGTTCGATTTCACGCTGAGCGGCACGACCCTCTCGTTCCCGAATGGTGGCATTCCGCAGGGTACGCAGAAGATTTTCGTCAAGGGTGTCGTCCCGCGTTCGATCGGTGCCCCGTCGGCCGGAACGGTCGACGACAACACGGTCAAGATCGGATCGGCGCTCTACCGGCGCATTAACAGTTTCGTCGACGTCACGGATCCCCAGTGGGGTGGATGCGATCTGGCGGGTGTTGCGGATTGCACTACTGCAGTGAGGGCGGCAATCGCGTACGCGCTTGCTCATGGCATCTCGGGTGTCTACTTCCCCGCAGGCACGTATCGCTTTTTCGCGGCATCGCCATCGCTTGATCGTAAGCGATCCATTTTCGACGTCTACCAACTGACGCTCTGAGCGAGGAGCATAGGTGTCCACCTATTCGGAGGTGGACACCTATGACTGGCAAAGACTCAGAGTTGAAAGTAGTTCGTCAAAGCCGCGACGGGCGCCGTCGCTATGACGAGGGAGGCAAGCGCGTACTGATCGAGGCCGCGTTGCGACCAGGCGCGTCGGTCGCCCGTTTGGCACAGGAGCATGGGATCAACGCTAACCTGCTGCGCAAATGGATCGCGAAGTATCTGATGGAGCGCGAGAAAGGCATCCCATTTGCATCGCAGGAAACGCGCGCCGCGGAGCGCGATCTACCGTCATCTGCCATCGACGCAATTGCCCACGAAGACTTCCGTCGTTGCATGGATGACGGATCGACCGACGTTGCGGGCTCACGTAAGCACCTCCTGTGCGCACCGTCTACTTCTGCATTTGTGCCGGTCGTTTCAACATCATCGGTGCCGCCGTTGCCACTCGTGTTGACTGCAACTGCGCCGATCACGCTTTCGCTGCATGTGCGACTGTCGAATGGTGTGGAGCTTGATCTCAGTGCAGCGAGCATCGACGAACTGAACACCGTGGTCCAGATGTTCGGGAGGATGCCGTGTTCCGGTTCGACGAAAATCTGAAGGTGTACCTGCACCGCGATCCCGTCGATTTCCGGTACGGAATGAACAGCCTGTCGATTCTCGTCGAACAGGCGATGCGCCTGAATCCCATGGATTCCTCGCTCTACGTTTTTACCAACCGGCGACGCGATCGCGTCAAGATCCTGGGCTGGCAGGACAACGGTTTCTGGCTGATGCTCAAGAGACTCGAGGCCAATGATCGCTTCGTCTGGCCTGACAGCAAAACCGAAGTCGTGACGTTGACCGTTGATCTGCTGCACTGGCTTCTCGAAGGTGCCGACATTGCTGCTCTTCAGCGGCATCCGAAACGCCATTATGCTCGCGTGAGTTGAACACGGCATCGGCGTGCCGGTCTAAGTGGCATGCCGATCAACGTGACCATCGACGCTGACGAACTCAGGGCGCTCCGCGCGATACGTGAGGAGCATGACGCCCTTCAGTCAGAGCGTGACGGGTTACGCAGCGCACTGCGTCTCGTGACTGCGGAGCGCGACCTGGCTGAGGAACGACTGCGCGCTTACCGGCGCGAGCTGTTCGGCGCGAAGAGCGAAGCTCGCGCATCGGATCAGCCCGGTCTGTTCAATGAAGCCGAAGTGCTCGGCGCGAACGCAACACCCGCGCAGGAAGATACTCCCGAAACCAGGATCGCCGCGCACACGCGCAAGAAGCGCGGTCATCGCAAACCGCTCGATCCCAACTTGCCGCGCGAAGTCGTTCGGCACGAACTTCCCGAAGCCGAACGCTTCTGCAACCACGACGGCCACGCGCTCGTTGAGATCGGTGTCGAAACGAGCGAGCAGCTCGACGTGATCCCCGAACAGCTTCGCGTCATCCAGCACCAGCGCGTCAAGTATGCCTGCCCGTGCTGCGATCTTGGCATCAAAGTCACGCCCGCGCCGCTGCGCATCATCCCGCGTGGACTGCTCACGGAATCGGCGCTCGCGTGGGTCGCCTCCGGCAAGTATCAGTTTGGCATGCCGATCTATCGCCAAGCGGTCCTGCTGCGACGCTTCGGTGGCGACATCTCATCGAACACTCTCGCCGCGAGCATGGTCCGCGTCGGTCTCGCGACGCAGCCCGTTATCAACCTGATGCGCGACGCGTTGCTCGATGCTGACGTGATCTACTGCGACGAGACGACGTTCCAGGTCCTGAAGGAAGACGGGCGCAAGCCACAAACGAAAAGCTATCTCTGGTCGCAAATGACCGGATCTGGAACGCCCATCCGCTGTTTCGCCTATACGGCTGGTCGCGGCGCGAAGCTGGCCGACAAACTGTTCGCCGGTATCCGCAAGGGCGCGGTTCTGATGACCGACGGATACGAGCCCTACAACGGCATTGCGCAACAGTATCAGCTCGTGCACCTCGGATGCTGGGCTCATGCGAGACGGTATCTGGTCAAGGCCGAAGATAATGTACCCAAGGCGGCCCGCTCCCCCGATCTGCTCGCCACACGCTTCATCAAACTGATCGGCAAGCTGTTTGCGGCGGAAGCGCGCAGTGAAACGTGGCCGGCTGAACGACGACAGCGATTGCGACGACGATACAGTGCACGCGTGCTCGGTGCCATCGAAACGCTGATGCTTGAACAGTTGCCCGGCGTCGTGCCGCAAAGCTTACTCGGCAAGGCCCTGACCTATCTGCATGGGCAGTGGCCCAAGCTGATCCGATACGTCGAGAACGGCAACTGGCCCATATCGAACAATCCCTGCGAAAATTCCATTCGCCCGTTTGTCGTCGCACGCAAAAGCTTCCTGTTTGCCGATACAGTTGCTGGCGCACATGCGAGTGCGAATCTTTATGTGCGACGTGAAAGTCGCGCAGTTCGTTGTTTCGCCGTCGCTGTAGGGCGGCAGGAAACCGGGCGTTCCGTCGCCCGTAGTCTATCGGTGCATGCGAGGCTGGCAACGGCATCGTGTGAAGCCATCGAGACAAAGAAGCTCGGCGTAAGCCACGCTGAAGTTGTGAGACCAAGGCGCTTCTGCAAGTGTCGCCGCGGAAGGAGATCTGACTGGATGGCAAGGTTAAGGCATCTGAATCGCTGTTTAAACACCGTCATCGCAAACAGGCCAAAGACACTGACAGGCCTGACCCAAAAGGGGAATGTAGCGGGTCCGCTCTTTGTATAG